GTAACCCAGATGAGAACTACGACATAATGATTTCATATGATGTCCTCAATTCGGATCCAGAGACTCAAGAAAAGAAACTTCAACAAATGGTTGCTCTCACGCAACTGGACCGCAGTGGTCGTATTAATATTGATAGCTTGCTCGATGCGGCTGCTAACAGCATTGATCCGGTACTTGCGGATCGTGTGCTACAACCTACAGAAGCAGCTCAAGAACAAGTTGTAAAACAAGTAACAGATGACCTCGCTAAAATCTTTGCTGGTATCGAAATGCCGGCACGTCCTAACGGTGCTCAAATTGCTCTTACTGTTATCCAGCAGTACGCTTCTCAGCCAGACGTTGCACAAAGACTTCAATCAGATGAAGCATTTGCTGCGAGACTTGAGAAGTACGCCGGACAATACACCTTCCAGATGCAACAAGCACAGAACGCCCAAATTGGTAGAGTCGGTACAGAGCCAGCTCAGATGGGAGATATTAACACACAAGGAATATAATATGGCTGATAATTTATCCGCACAAGGCTACGTAGCGAGAGCTGTAGCAAAAAATAAAGGTGCCGAAGAAGTGGCACAAATGATAGGAGTCAACGAAGGTGTAAGACCAAAAGCTTACAAGGATTCATTGGGCAATATGTCCATAGGAATTGGTTTTAACCTAGAGGACAAAACTAATCAACCCATCTTGGATTCATTAAATCTCAACAGAGAGGAACTAAAGTCCGGCAAGAGGTCATTAACCGACAAGGAATTATCTTCATTATATAGTTACTCATTGTCTAGAGCCATTAAGGATTTACAAAAGTTCGACCCCAATATTAAGAGCCGACCCAAGAATGTACAGATGGCATTGATTGATATGTCATACAACTTAGGATACAGTAAGTTGAGTACATTCAAGAAGATGAAAGCTGCCTTAGAGCAAAATGATTACGGTACAGCGGCGGATGAAATGGTTGATTCCAAGTGGTACAAACAAGTAAAGACTAGAGGACCGCGTACTGTAGCACTTATGCGTTCAGCAGCGGAATAATTTATGAGTTTAGAAAAGGACTTACAATCACTAGGTAATCACGAGCACTTTGCTCGATTCCTAAAAGTAGTAGCAGAGCTTCGTGAAGAAACCATTGAAGAGCTACATAACGCAAGCAACGAACAGATACAACAAATATCTGGACGCATTCTGACATACGATCAGATACTACAAATGTGCGACTGGAGAAAACTACAAGTTCGTTTTTCTGATAGGCTTGATACATAAGTTATAATACATTTATCGCCATCGCTCGGCGTTAAGGAGTGCAAACATTATGTCAAACGAAATCACAGAGGGAGTCGCTGAACCCTCAACCGAAACAACAGCGTCACAGTCAAATATGTCAGCAGCGGATTTTATAAACCGCCGCTTGGGGAAACAGAATGAGGAAACTCAAGAAGTGGCTCCACCAGTTGAAGCAACAGATGAAGTAACAGAAGAAACCGAGGTCGAGAGTCCAGAGGTAGAAGCAAGTGAAGAAATCGTTGCTGAACAAACTGAAGAACCAGAAGGTTCTGAAGATGTTCTTTCACAGTTAGATCTAGATGATATGTCCGAAGATGATCTTCGAGAATTATCCGAGAAGCTAGGAAGTAGAGCAGTCGCTCGATTCGGTGAGCTCACAGCAAAACGTAAAGCTGCTGAAGCAAAGCTGAAAGAGATGGAAGCTCAACTGCAAAATAATAATCCATTAGAAACTCAAGAAGTAGCCAATAATCCCTACGCATCAGTAGATACGTTAGAAGGATTACAAGAAAAGGCGAAGGAAGTAACAGATGTCATAGAATGGGCAGAGGAAACATTATTCAATGCAGATGGCTACGGACCCGAAGATGTAGTAACAGAAGTTGAAGGCAAGGAATTAACCAAGTCAGATGTGCGTAAGAGTTTACTCAACGCTCGTAAGGCTCGTGATAAGTACTTACCATCTCAACTGCAAACAGTTCAAAGAGTACAGCAGTCACATCAGCTCAAAGAAGCTTTTGATACACAAGCTGAACAAGAGTTGAACTGGTTACAAGGAGACGACAATGACGTACGCAAAAGCTACGAAGCTATGATTGGAGATCCTAGATTCGATTCACTACGAGAAAAAGCAGATCCAGAAGTTGCAGCTCAACTTAACTATCTGATGGCTCACGCAGCGAATAGTATTTATGGACGTAAACCAGTCAAGGAAGCTCCGAAGTCAGCTACGTTGACACCTCCAAAAGCAGCAATATCTGCCGGAGCATCATCAGATAAAGGTGTGAATAAGTCCGTTAAGGCACTTAAAGACCTTAACCAACGGTTTAGACATTCTGGCAACAAGAGTGATTTTATAACTCTCAGAACACAACAAATTAAAAATCGTTAAACAAACACAACCCATTAAAATATTATGGCATTTAGTAATACATATGACACAACAAATACGGGATCTGGTGTTTCTAACAGAGAAGACTTGACAGATGTCTTGACAATTCTTGCTCCGGAAGAAACTCCAATCCTTTCATCTGCTCAAAAGCAGAAAGCAAACGCTACATTCGTAGAGTGGACAGTAGACGCATTAGCTGCTCCATCATCAACTGGTATCCGTGAAGGTGCTGACGTAGGTACATTCACTGATCAGTTCGCTGGACGTGCAAAACTAGGTAACTACATTCAGAAGTTCCGCCGCGATTACCAAGTATCTGATCTACAAGAAGCAGTTGATTCAGTCGGACCAGCTAAGATTGCTCAAGCAGAAGCTAAAGCAATTCGTGAGCTTAAACGCGATATCGAAAAAACTATCGCTGGTTCTCAAGATCGTACTGTAGAAAACGGTTCCGACACTCCTTATGCCCTTCGTGGTTTAGGACGTTGGTTAGAAGCTAACGCTTCTGACTCAGATGTTCCAGCAGCATTCCGTACTCCAGCAGACAGCCGCTACACAGTTGCAGAAGCTGGTGCTACAGCATTCAGTGAATCAACATTGAATGACATCATCGCTTCTATCTTCAAAGAAACTGGTACAGTTAATGACCTAACATTGGTTGCTGACACTAAATTACGCCGCGTTATCAGTGATTTCGCTCGTGTAACTGCTTCAGCTACAAACAATGTGCGTTCAGTAAACTATGACGGTGGAGCTGGTGAAATCAAACTTACTGTTGATTTATACCAATCAGACCACGGTATCGTTTCCATCGTAAACGGTAATCCAGATTGTATGCCAGACTTCGGTTCATCCGCTGGTGAGTCCGGATACTTAATCAACCCAGAATACGTTGGTATTCACGAGTTAATCCCAATGGGATCAACACGTCTACCTAACCAAGGTGGTGGTGAGCGTGGCTACGTGGATTGTGCTCTTACATTAGGAGTATATCACCCACAAGCACACGGTGTTATCGAAGGAACTGCTTAATCCTTACATTCGGTACGGGGGGCGAAAGCCCCCTATACCTTTTCTTTTTAACTTAAAACTATTATGGATATTATTACGGACTTACCAAAGAATTTCACAGATGATGAAATTGATGCAGCATTTATGCAAGAGATCAAGAATGGTTTCAAATTAGAAAGAGAAACAGAACACGAGAGAGTAGCAGCTGCCGCTAAACAAGCAGCACACCTTAAGGGCACAACGCATCCAGTACTAGGGAAACCAGTAGCCACTATGCCGGCTCGTGAGTTCTTTAGACTTACAAGTAAGTACGGACACAAGGAGGTACACTCCAAAGAATTTTTAAAGCACTACAATAAAACATTTGCTGAACTTTCCCCTAATAAAATATAATGCAAGTAAAAAGTTATACAGATCTCAAAGCACTCATACAAGCGTTAGCCGGTGTGAGTTCTTTTACAACTGAGGAGGATTCTAAGATTCTCAGTTTTGTAAATCGCCGAGCTGCGGAAGCTTATAACTTGAGTCCATCTTGGTCTAGGTACTTAGTTATTTCCGAAGAAAGAACACTTACCTCTGGGAATGTAGTACCTTATACTGAAGCCAGTAAAGATGATATAGGTGAGTTCATTCGTATTCACAGAACCCAAGCATTTCAAAAAAACTCAGCTCTTGAATATGATTTTTACGTGGATGCTAACGGTGCTAATATTTTAAATATAACTAACGATAATGATACATCAGCATTTGTTACTTATAAAAAAGAACTTCCTACATTTACAGCGGATTCAACAGACTTTCCCCTTGAGTTCTTTTACTTTGTAGCTCACGCATCTTATGCAGACTTCTTACGTATGGATGGTCAGCACGGTAAAGCTCTAACCGAAGAACAAATAGCTAAAAACTATTTAGACATCGAGCTAGAAAAAATAGATATTCGTTCAAACAATAACTCAATCAATCACAAATTTTCAACTTACGTCAATCGACAAAGTCGTTGACACTCAATGTAAAATACTCATATGGCAAATTCATTCGTAACTAACCTTTATCCTATACCAAGTGGAACAGCTAATGACCACAGATTGACAGTTGATGCTACCGCTGGTGGCGTTCTGTTCTCTGGAGTAAACGATGATAACACAGATGCCTTCGATGCACTCACTAAATATATCGCTATGGATGTCCAAGACGCTGATGTATTTATGACATTCGATGGTAGTGCACCCACAACATCAAACGGTCACAAGTTATTCGCTGGTAGAAGTTATACCTTCAGCAAAGAGGCAGCTGTCAAAGCTAAGTTCATTCGCTCTGGTGGTACTTCCGCAAAGATTCACGCATCTCAGTTCACTAACTAATGTCTTCAGAACAACTAGCTGACGGAGTCAACCCTTTGGATGCTGAGTTGGCGGCAACTTGGGACGTACTTAAAGGATACTCTGGTAGAGATACCGATCTAGGAATAGCTCGTAGATTCGGTGGTGCCGCAGCTGCGTACTCATTGCGAGATATTGGTGCAATGAATGGAAGGGTTGTCAAGGCTCGTAGAAGTGAAGATGATTTAGAAGAAGACTTCTCGGCTAATCAAGTACAAGATGGTACTTTAGAAAAATGGGTAAACGGTGAGTTAGAAAGCACACTACCAGCAGATGTAGCAACAGCCGCAGCTGCTTATAGTCTTCGTAAGGTAAAAGCTAGTTACGGAGCACCTACAACTAAGCTAGATGGAAGTGATGGTTTCCCATCCAACTTAAATGATTTACCTTTAGGTAATTATAGTAACGCAATCAGTGGATCTACATTTACAGTAGGTCATTTTAGTACAAACTCTGGTGCAGCTGATTCAGTAAGTCTTTCTTTAGGGAATAATAGCTTTATATTAAGAGCTAATAAGGCAACGTCTGGAACACAATACGGTCACGTAATTCGTGTTCAAGGACTAAGTGTAGGTAAAAGATATACAGTCACTGGAGAATTTAAAGTAACCAAAGGAAACGGAAGTGGTACAGTAAGAATGGCTGTAGATATATCTGACGCAACATCTGAAACAGATGAAAAAAGTATTGCGACTACAAATTCTACATTTACGCCATTTGAAGTTACTGCCTTATTTAATGATTCAACCGCAAATGTAAACTTTATTGACTTTACCTTAAATGATTTTGGCGGAGCTAACTCCGGAAGCGGTCCAATAGAAGGCGAGTTCAGAAATATTAAGATAGTAGAGTCCGACAATAGAGTTGTAAGACTTCGCAGAAGTTCTGATAATGTAGAAGTAGATGTAGATTTCGATACAGAAGGTAAGTTAAGTACTAGCTCATTGGTCGGTGATATAGCTGAACAAGGTGGCGAAAGTGGAAGCACAACTGCTACTACCCTTGGAGATTTTATTAGTGGAACAGATGCATTCGTCCACACTTGGTACGACCAAGCTGGGTCAAACGATGCAGTTCAAGAGACTGCTGGTAACCAACCAAAGATTGCAGAGAATGGAGCATTAATTACTGAAAATAATAATACTGCTATAGATTTTGAGGAGTCAAGTTCTCAGTTTTTATTAATTAGTAAAGCATTTGCTAATTCAAGTGGAGCAGATGTTTCTATTTTTTCTGTATCAAAGAATGTTGCGACTGATGGAAGCAATGCTCACCCAATTATATCTAATAGAAGTGGTTCTACCAACGGTTATCAATTCGGATATGATGGTACAGACCATTTGGAGTTTGTGCATTTCGCAAATACAGCAAACAATGCGGTTTCAACTGAAACATATGAAACACAGATTTTAGGTTCAGCTATAAGAGATAATCTTACTTTTGATATTTTTGTTAATTCGGATAAAAGAGCTGACAATACGGCTAGTAGTTATGTCGCTTCAACTGATTTCACTAGAATAGGTGGTAATGAAAATGCTTCTAAATTTATGGATGGCACTATGCAAGAAATTGTCATTTTTGAGTCAGACCAATCAGACAATCGCTTCAAGATTGAGTCCAACATCAATAACTATTATGGTTTGTACAATGATGCGAATGAGTTTAGTGGAAACCCAGTGGCTGCTGGTGGGGCTTCAGCCGCAATTACATTGACTAATGAAAGTAAGACTGGATTTACTGCTGAGATTAGTTCCACAAGTGGTACTAAACAAATAAACTTCCCTCTGCTAAATTCTCTTGTTAGTGGAGATGATTACTTTGTTTCCTTTGATTATACAAGCACATCTACATCTACAGTAGGAGTTAAGCCAAGGACTGCCGCATTAGGTAGTGCAAGTAATGATGTTATCTCAGCTACTAATAGTGGATTCTATGGAGGAACTGGAGATGCTGCCCACAATGGATTTGATGTAAATAACACAGCTACAGTATTGTCATTTCAAACGACAGCACAAAGTTTTACCTTTACTGTATCTAATTTAAGAGTATCTCGCATAGCTCGTAATGGTTTCGTAGAAACTTTATACGACCAAAGTGGTAATGGTGATGATATGACTCAAGCAACTGCTGGAAGTCAACCAGCTATTGTTCAGAATGGTGGACAAGTAAAACTTGAAAATGGTAAGCCAGCCTTTAAAGGAGATGGAACAGATGACCACTTAGAGGCTTCTTATTTCTATAGTGCTGGTGAAGTTACTGCTATGAGTACATTTAGTGTTATATCTAATCGTGCAGATACTGTGGCTGAAAGAGTTATTATTTCAGCTGGGTCTGGTGTTAGTACTACTTATCCGGGATTCAATACTGCTTTAGATAAAACTACTAATTCTAACCCTTTTGAACAAAGAGTCGCAAATACAAGTGCAACAAAAGAAACAGCTTTACTAAATATAGCAAGAGATGGAGATATACTTGGGTCTACTTTCTTTACAAAGGATGGTACTCATTTAGTAAAGGCTACTACTAAAGATGGTACAACTTCAACATCGGCAGCTATTACAGTAGGTGCATACAGAGGTAGTACTTTAAGTGGAAAGTTAAGAATTGGTGCAACTCGTACATTTGCACTACAAAGGTTTTTTGATTACCCTATAGCAGAGACTATGGTCTTTAGGGCTGATTTAAGAGACGAAGGAATAGAAGATGAAATTAATCAATTTTATAATATAGGATAATTATGAGCGAAGAAACAATCAATTATTTAGTATACGATACAGAGGCTGATGCGATTGCAAGAGCAGACACAGAGGGTGCTAGACGAGGCTATGCTTACCACAGAGTAGGTTCTGGTACTCGCTACCACACTTACCCAAAAGTGACTGCTGACAGCAAGTATGCCCTTGTCGTAGACGGATACGAACTAACAGAAGATGAAGAGTCAGCTATTACAAATAGCGTCACCTTCCCAGCACCAGAGGAAGTCTAGTATGGAAGAGACACTACAAAGATTATCCGTAGGAATCTTCGGATGGATAGCCACGGATACATTACAGAGCGTGGACCTTGTGCTTGGCGTAGTGTCTAAATCAGTTCTGATCACTTTAACAGTTTTATCAATCTATAAACTATGGAGGGAACTTAAATGACACCAGAATTATTAGCAATGTTAGGTGGTGGAGCTTCTGGCTTTATCTTTAAATTAGTAGGTACACTAGTACAAAATCAAGCAGCACTTACTAAAGGACTAATTGAAAAACAAAAAGCATCAGACGAAAGTGCCGATGCCGCAGCAGCTAGGGTAGATGCCTTTGGTGCTTGGACACGAAGAATTATTGTATTAACAGTTTTATTTGGCGTAATCATTGCACCATTTATTCTAGCAAATAGTGAATCCGGCGTTACGATAGCTACTGATTACAGTAATTGGTTCGGAATCTTCAAAGGTACAAATTACCAAACTCTTCACGGATACATCATTCTCCCCGAAATCAAGACAGCCGTTATCAGTATAATCAGTTTCTACTTCGGAAGTGCAGCAGTAAGTAAATAATATGATCTGTAAACTTTGTAAATGGATAAGCAAACTGCAAAACAAAAACTCAAAGAACTGCGAGATTCTTTGTCCCAAGTATTGGAAGGCAAAGATTATCAAAGTGCTGAAGAAGTTAAAGAGCAGTCTGCTGAAGCTATCAAGCAAGCTAGGTCAGCTAGTAAGCAACTTAAAAAATCTCTTATCGAAAAAGTAAAAGACCTTCCGGTAGTACAGAAGGTAAGTGAACTAGGCACCGCTGGGAGTGTCGCTGTAAGTACAGCCGCAGTTGCTCAGACAACGGTTGCTGTAGATCAAACAGAAGTCTTCGTGGCAAACATCGCAAACGATGTTGTCGAAGAGCGTATCGAAGTTCCAATGTTCATTGATACCTTTGTTGATTTCCACGAGTTGAATGATTGGGGTCAAGTGGTTATCGCTGAGAAGATCGCTGCGGTTTCCGAACAGTCACAGATTTCTCAACCAGCTGTTGACGCTCCGGACACCACACAAGAAACCTCTCCTTCTTCAAATAGTTCTTCCGCCGAAAGTTCCTCTCAAAGCGATCAGCCACAACAAACTGATAAATCATCAGAGTCCCAAAGCCAAGAGCAAGAATCAAGAGAAGATAGTTCATCAGAAGAAAGTGAAGAGGTTAAAGAAAGCGATTCAGAACAAGATAAAGAAGATAAGCAAGAACAAACCCAAGAACAGCAAACTGAAGAACAGAAACAATCTCAAGAAAGTGAATCATCATCTGAGACTAGCACAGAGTCCAATGATGTCAAGTCCGATTTACCCACAATAGAAACACCCTTTGAGCCAATGGATGGCGAGGTAAGCCCCCATAGGGAAGTATCACCAGTATAATAATGGAATTTTTTAAATATATCTTCGATAACTACAAGGACAATATGCTCGGTATAGCATTTGCCTACATTGGTATAATATCAATAGTGATGATGTTTTTGCCTAAGGATAACTTCATCTCTAAGCTCTTTCGAGAGTTTGCATCAATCTTTACATCCCTTTTCAAAAAATGAGTCACGAAGCCACAACGCGTCCACTAGCTGTAACATACTCTGATTACGATTGGGGTGATAACTTTGCATCAAATGATTATAATTACTTCTATGTACCTTCTATTCCAGAATGGGCATACAGTGAGTTCGATGGATTACTATACGAAGGAGTACAGTACAATTGGAATGAAGTGGATTATAGACTTTCAGTAGAATACAACAGCGTTCCAGAGCCATCATTTATTGGTTTATTTATGGGACTCTGTTTACTAACATTAACACTAATCAAGAGGAAATAACTATGGACAAATACGGAAAAGGAAGTTGCGGCGAAAGAGTCGGTAAAGGTAAAGGTAAAATGAAGAAAGGCTACGGTAAGTAATGCCCGGAGGACTTATATCAGTTGTAGTAATCGGAGACAAGAAGAAGGGTTCTTGCTGTTCAGCTTGTGCCGCAGAGAGTGAAGCAAAGGCTATACGCCGTCCTAGCGTAGGATCAACACGTAAGAAAGTATAATGGCTAAGATTTGTAAAAAAGGAATCGCTTGGGCACGTAGGACTTTTGATAAGTATCCTAGTGCTTATGC